GCACTCAAGAGCAGACCACATCAAGTGAGTGACCTCAAGCTCAAGACTACAATCAGGACAATTAAATTTAAAGGTTGTTCTTTTTTGGTAAATCATTATTTTTCTTTTCCCTCTTTAATATATTTATATCGTTCTGCATAGAATCTAATTTTTTATCTAATTTTTTAATCTCATCATAAATTATTTGTAATGACATTATTCTTCTTCTCCCTCTGATTCTATTGTACGGACTTCAAACTTCCCTACAAGAATCTTCTTCTCAACGTCCTTCCACTTGTCGTAACCTAGCTTGATATTTTTATCAAACAGGTTGGAATACATCTGTTGAGCTTTTGCTTCCGTGTCAGCTTCTACCTCGAAGTCAACTTGGAATGATTCACTAAATTTATATATAGCCATTTTTCCCCCTTACTTTTGTATTGTTAGCTTGTAGTATTTACTATTCGCCCAACAAGAAAAACATAACCAAACTGTTTTCCTTGTTAAAGTATTTATTACTTCAACAGAATTTGTGTAATACTGTTTACATTTTTTACAATCCATAGATTCTCCTTGTTTGTCTAAAGTATTATACACACCTAACGATAGTTGTCAAGTGTGCATAATACATGGTTGTTACTTGACTGGAGTAACTACAGTCCTGCTATATCTGTCAGCTATATCATAGATTTCATCTCTAATATCTTGGTCTTGTGCTACCTGCTCGGACCCCAGTGTATGGGCTTCTGATATAGTGCCATCATATTCTCTGATTCTTACAAGACATTTGTGGATTCTTAACCACATTGCCTTAGCGAATTTCCAGTCCTTTTGGTCAAAGGTTATAAAGTTACCTTCGCCTAAAGATGTCGCAGTTGTCTTGATATGTGTCACTTCGCCATTGACATAACTATCGCCATTTATCTCTACCCTATCAAAGTCTTGACCTGATGAGTATTCATGGTTAGCTATTGCTTCTTCTCTAGTTTCTCCAAATGATACATATTCGTGTACCAATGTTTCTTTAATTTTATATGCTTTCATATATTCCTCCAGTTTGTTTGTATGACCCACTATACATTAGCAGGTCATTATTGTCAAGTACCTTTAAGCGTGTAACCAGTTGGTGTTAGTGCCACCATTGACACCACCATTGACATCTACGCTATCTATCTCAGCTCGTTTTAAGAATCCACCTAAGTCAAATAATCCTATTGCATTCATTGAATACAGGTCTTTAACTTGTGCCTGATGTTTTCTGGTTGTTATTGAATAGAAGTCATTGCATAAAATAACCTTAGTTTCATTTAAGAATGTTCCATTCTCTATGTCTACCACATAAGCGATAGGAGTATTGTACGATACAATTAAGTCGTATCGTGTTCCTGCTACTCTTCTAAGTGACCCAGTACTATTTAGGTTACGAACAGACAACACTTCGTTGTACTCATATCCATCAATAGATGCTACTGGTTCTTTGTATATTGTTTTCATTGTTCCTTCTTTCTTGTTTGTCTAAGTAACTATACACAGATATGAATCATTGTCAAGTATCTAAAGAACCCTAATGATTACTGGGTTGCTTGTGTGGTTGTTCTTCTTCTATTGTTACTGAGATGCTTCTACTGTCTAGTTAGCACACCCACCCACAGAACAAAAACAAATGGTATACATAATGATACATACACCACCTAGTACCACAACATATTGTGTATGTATGTAGGCAATAACGCAACATATAGTGGTACAACATGTAGTGTTTTTATTGGACATACAACATATAGGGGGGTTAAATGTGGGGTGCCTTGTGTGTGTGTGTACACCCTCTGTAGATATGCTGTTAAAGGGTACTCTATATAGAGGTACTACATATAGTGGTGTACCTAATTGCTAGTAAAAGGTAACTTTAAAAGTAATCGTTTTACTGTCTTTAAATGTAAAGATGAATAGTGCTAACCCTGTGTCACTCCCTCCCAAAAACCAGAATGAACTATATAGTAACATTTAAATATGTGAAGTAATGGGCTTTAACCCCAGTTAGCATGGTCCTGCTAGTCCACTTGATTTACTGTTATTGGTCAAGAATCCTTTTCTAAAAGCAGGAAGAATCCTTTGCTTGTTTCTCTACTATAGCACCTTGTTTTAAAAATGGTATTATTTAAGTGCAGGGTTTTTGTTATAGTAGGAGTTCCTCCTTTCGCCTACACATAATCATATAGAAACCCTGCAGGTTTCTTTGATTACTGTAACAGTGTGCTATACTTCTTTTACAAGAAAGGCAATATAAATCAATCCTTCTGGATTAATATATAGCCCTCCTTTCTTTGTTTGTATAGTACGACCCTCACGCAAGTGAGGGTTTGCTATTGGTAATATAAAAATTTTTTTCTCCCTTCTTAAATTACAACAATAGATACAATAGATATACCTGGAAAATCCAGGTGCAGCGTATGGGGATACGCTTCTATTTATAATAAGAAAGAAAAACTTTCATCTAAGAAAAAGTACTTGGTGTACAATGTAAGAGAGGAATGTTTTTGTGGATTGTTATATTTTTCATAACAGTTTGGACAACTGTACGAACAGAACCTCGCTTCGGCGAGGTTTTGTGTTATAGTAATGAATAAGCAACAACAGGAGAAATAATGCCTAACAAACCAGGTAAAAAGAAAAAAAGATACTCTGCAAAACGCAAGAGTAAAAACATGGGGTACTAATGGCTAACACCTATAACAGGGAAATTCTTAGTCGTTATAAACAACACGACAAATTATTAGATAAGCAAAACAAAGCAGGTAGAGCTGCAGCTAAAAGAGGAGATATTCTTGGTACTGCCAGGTCGGCAATAAAAGCTAGTAAGCTATCTAAAAGTATGGACAAATTAGGTTCTGCTTATGTAAGTCCAAAACCTTACACTAAAAAAAATTACAATTAATCATGGCAACATATCAAGGTAAGTCTGTAACTTTAAATTCACCTTCTGCAATAAGCAAGGGTGAACCTGGGTATGGTAGAAAAAAATCTAAAGTCTATGTTAAAGATGGCGACAAAGTAAAGAAAGTTATGTTTGGCGACCCTAACATGAAAATTAGAAAAAACAATAAAGAAGCGAGAGCATCCTTTCGTGCAAGACATAAATGCAGTACTGCGACTGACAAAACCACAGCAAGGTACTGGTCTTGCAAAGCATGGTAAAAGAAAGTAGGTAAATAATGGCTAAAAAAGGTCTATACCACAATATGAATAAAAGAAAAAAAGCAGGAACAAGTAGGTCTAAAAAGAACTCTACTATAAGTCCTAAAGCGTATGCCAACATGAAGGCAGGTTTTCCTAAAAAAAAGAAAAAGAAGAAATAATTGATTGACATTCCATGTCCAAAGTGTGGAGTGCTACTAAAACCTAAAAATAAAATGAGGTGCAAAAACAAGGTGTGTGATGGTTACAGCAGATAAAAAATTATGTTATGCAGGAGGATGCCATAGAGTATTGCCTAAAGGTAGGTCAAAATTTTGTAGCGATAGATGTTCTAACAGAATTAAAATGCAAAAGAAAAGAGCTAAGGATAAAGGCACCGAGTGGATACAAGAAGAAAAAAAATTATCTATACCTAGTAAAAATGTTGAATCACGCAGAGGTCAAGTGTACAACGACATTGTCGAATCAGGTTTAGCTAAAGAAATTTTAAAAGAAAAAAACACATTAACAGATGTAGCAAAAATATTAGGAACAACTGTTGGTGCTGTATCAATGGCGTACAACGCATACTTACAAGATTTAGAAAAACAAGCAGCACAAGACAAATGGGAGTTACCACAAGTTGCAGAAAAATCCTTAGAGAATTTTAGTAATTTTCGAGATAGATATTTTCAAACAGAAACAGGCGAACCATACGAAACACCAGATTTTCATATTAAATGGATTAACTCTATTTTAGATGCCATAAAGCATGGTGAACAACAGATGATATTGTCACCACCACGACATGGTAAAACAGACTTACTTATACATTTTGCAATATGGCTTATTTGCACCAAACCAAACATTCGTATTTTATGGGT